GGGACCCTTACGGGTCCCCGTGGACAAAGTGTCCACACCGCCCTTTCACATCTAAGGAGTGGCCATGCTTATTGTTGAGAAGAACAGACGTTTCCACACTAATCTTGGTGAGGATCCGCGAGCTCTCCTTGATCCAAATAAGCTTTATTTGGAACAATACGCAAAGGCCAGAGCAACTGCCACTGGCATGGGTAAGCTTGTTTTCGAGTTTATCCCGTTCTCCGTCATCAAATCTTTCGCACTTGCGATCGACCCGATGAAGAAGTTCCGGGCTCAACCCGTCAAGATTACACCTGTCAATAGGACGAGGTGGAGGGAAGTGCAGAGTGTCCTTGATACTAGAAGGTATCGAAGATATCGGCATCTCCAGCAATATCAGAGCTTTATCTGGTCGACCCGAGGCGGGCCGCCAGGTTTGTTCTGCTATTCTCCTCCCGAACTATCGCCTTCCTCTGGTACTACGTTAGTGCAAGATGTAAATCTTGCGAAGCAACCTGCTTCTATAACGACTACCAAGGATACTACCACTAAAACGCGACCGGTTGGTAGCGATTTTGGAGAATTTGAGCACTTTAGCTACAAAATCTTCAGTACGCCATTCAACTATTCGCGACGTGTTAGTATACGTTCGACGGCTACTATGAGCTGTAACAACCAGGTTTCCTGGTCGGACAGCTTCTATTACACCGCGAACCAAGGGCCAGCTGGCATTATGTCCAAAGCGGACCTTGATGCTCTGCGTACGTCGGAGATTTCCGACCTTCAAAATTTGATGCAAGACAAAGTCTTGGGTCTCATTTCGAAGACGGTACCGACGTCCCGCCGTTATACGGCGTTCCGAAACGTAGCTGAGTTGAAAGATCTCCCTCGTGCTATCCTTTCTTTAAAGGACGCACTCAGGAATCTCCAACGCTCCTACGATCTCATGTCTCTTAGTGAAAAAGCCGGTTTTCGGAAGTATCTGAATTCCGGTTCTAAGGACATACCCAGCCAATACGTTGGCTATCACTTTGGGTGGAAGCAGATCTACAGGGACGTTATGGACTTGTTGGAAAAACCAGTTCGTGCTGTGCGTGAGGTTAATCGCCTCATGCGCAGATCTGGCCAACCAACAACTTTCCGTTCTCTCAGCAAGTTTGCTGGGAAAACGACTGGTACTCCTGTCTTCAATTACGACAACCCTACGGGAGAGCTTTATTCCGTAACTTGGAATAATGAACATCGACGGAAGCACGAACTACGATGTGTAGTGAATGCTACTTTCGATTTCCCGAAGGTTAATGTCCCATCTTTCCAGAAACAACTGTTTCTGCATAAGATAGGCGTGAACCCAATGCCAACGGACTTGTACAATCTCGTCCCTTGGACTTGGCTGGTTGATTGGTTTACGGGCCTTGGTAATTATGTCGAAGCGATTGACACAATTAACTCGGATCCGTCACTAATCAACTGGGGGATGCTCACCGGTATCACGAAAGGTGAGATCCGTACCACGCGTAATGCGAAGATTGATGATATAACGTCTCAGTGGGTCGACGGTACTTGGAACGATTCAAAGATCACAAGAACTTTGAGTCACCAATCTACCCTCGAGTACACGCTGCAAATACGCAGAAACGTTACTTCATCGTATGATGTGAAGACGATCCTGGAACCAAGCTCCTTGAGCTTGTACCAGCAATCTATACTCGCGGCGATATTAGCAAGTCGTCGTAAGTAAGGACGACGGGCAATACCGCCCCGAGCCTATCTTCACTACCAGGAGACGTTCTATGTTAGCCGATCCCGTCACTATCGCTGCTGCTGCGCCCATTCCCCAACTGGTCTTGGCTGTTGTCAAGTCAGATGGGTATGGATCGGAGCGTATCGACACGGGAGGTTCTGGTTTCTCAACCATGATCTCCCATACGCCCGGAAAGAATGGCAACCGTCACTATCTCAAATTGAGCTGGACGAAGGATGCCACTAATCCCTACAGCGGCCTCGTGCAGAAGCAAGTCGCCTCTGCTGCAATATCGATTTCACGCCCATCGTTTGGCTTTTCCGACGTCGACATTGTCGACCTCGTCGAAGCCCTCCGTGACGTGATTTTCGATACTGAAGTGACGCCCGCTCGCCTCGTTCAGATGCAGTCTTAGGTTTGACCCTTCGCCTGCATTAACGTTGGGATGGGACATGGTGTTCCTCCCTTTAACAGGAGTTGCATCATGTGCCCGTACCAACGTTGTGACGCTCGCCTTGCCTCGATTCGTACGTTTTATGGCGTATGTATCAAAGCTGACCCTTATGAGAAGAAGGGTGGCGCTCGTCACTGTACAAGGACCCACCAAAATGCTTACCGAACCTATACAGACTATGAAAACCGTGATGGTATTCATACTCTGGATCACTACTGTAACGATACGCCTTTACAAGGATATCAATACAGCTTTGATTTTGGTTCGGAAGATGCGGAGGGAAGAAGCTCTCTCTAACGAGAGGCTCCTTAAGCGGTTCGGAAACCATAGGACTCGGAATCCCTTACCTCAAGGAGGAAGAGATGAAAAGTCCGATAGTTCTCCTTCGAAGTCTTCTTACAGACGTAAGAAGACTAGAGCCTGATGTGAAAGGCCTCGAACGTGATGTCATCACGCTCGAGAAGCGGTTCGAAAACGAGGGCAATGGCTTTCTCACCATTGCCTTACCTTCTCTCTGCCAAAGCCTCGATAGAGGACTTGCAGATGGAAAGTTCACCTGCCCGATTGGTTTTAAAACGACCAAAGGGGGAACAATCCCGAGACTTTTCTCAGGTATGTTCTGTGAGGTTTTCGTAGCTGAAACAGGCCTTCTTAAAGAGAACGCTTCCGTTCACATTGTGAAATGTTTACGGGAGATTCTACGTCTCTTTAAGAAACTTGGAGGTGATGAGGATCGAGCAAAGGAGCTTGATTTCTCCGCACGTTCCGAGTTTAGAGAGTGTGATGAGGCGTGTTTCACCGAGTTTGACCTCGATGAAAGGCAAACCTTCATACTCTCCGCTGTCTGCAGGTCAATTCTCCCCAACATCGATACTTTCGATGAACGGGAGCTACCCTGCAAACACGGGCCTGGAGCCGTATTCGAATCTATATCGACTAACCAGAAGTGGCAGTCGTTGCTCGAGCATTCGCTCGTGCTCGATGAACTTGGGTTTGACTGTGTTGCTTATGAGCTTCACGGTCTTGCCGACTCATCGAATAGCTCTGAATACGGAGTCTCTGGAGATACGTCCAAGCTGATTTCCGTCTTGAAGTCATCGACTTCACGAAGGACAATCACCATTGAGCCCGTTGTTAGACAGTTTGTCCAACAAGGTCTCAACACGGTCTTACGTGATAACATATCACGTTGTTCCGTGCTTCGTAACTGCTTGGATTTAACCGATCAGACGCATAACCAAAAGTTAGCGCTGATCGGCTCCCTTACCGGCGTATGGGCTACTATGGACCTTAAATCGGCATCCGATCTACTATCTGTGAAGATAGTAGAAGAGGTGTTCCGGTTTAGACCAAGGTTTTTATCCTGGCTGATCCGCAGTCGCTCACCTCGGTTCAAAGATGGTAACTACCATTCTGAACTGAGGAAGTACGCAGGCATGGGTAACGCTACTACGTTCCCTGTACAGAGCGTTGTTTTCGCAAGTCTAGCGATCGCAGCGATCATAGATGGGTCTAGTAAATTCCCATCTTACAAGGAAATAGAGCGCGTCTCCAGACGTGTTCGGGTGTACGGTGATGACATCATCGTACCTACCGAGCACGTACATCAGGTGGCAGACTGGATCTCTCTCGTTGGTTTAAAAGTCAACGAGAAGAAAACCTTCTCTAAAGGAAACTTTAGGGAAAGTTGCGGTGTCGATGCATACCGGGGTTACGAAGTGACCCCGTTATATGTACGGCATTGCCCAGCCAAACCCTCTATAAGGGAGCCTGACGTTATTGCCCACTGGGTATCCCTCTCCAACCAAGCTTGGTTGCGAGGACTTTACTCAATGAGCACACTATTACGCGAATGGGTTGAAGACTGCTTGAGAAGGCAGCTCCCGCTCGTTCGCCATAATAGTGGAGCGTTAGGGTGGCATGATCGACAAGACAGGCAGGAGTACCAGAGATGGAATCCTGTTCTGCAGAGGCCCGAAACAAAGGGTCTCGTCCAGATCCCTCTTAAAAGGAAGGATCCGGTTGACGGTCACGCTGCACTTCTGAAGTTTTGGTTGACACCTCTACTAGGTAGAGATGCGGACCATCTTCAAAAGTCTCCCGTGCGATTCAGTTCTAGAATCGTACAGAGGTGGGTTCCCTAGTCTAACTAGCTAGGTATTAGTCTTTCTATAAAGATTTATAGAAAGCCAGAGACGGCACCCGAAAGGGTCACCCCTCGCTGTAGTGGCGAGGGGGTGGATTGCGAGAATCTTTGTTCGTACCCGTAAGGGTACAAAACACTCGCAGCCCAGTGC